AACTGCCTGTTCGGCGGCGTCGCGGGACCAGATGGGTTGGACAAAAAGAACGTCGGCGTAGAGGTGTTGAAGTCCCTCGACACCGTGGCTCATGGAGTTGATCTGGGCCAGCCTGATGTTGTCGGTCAGGACACCGTTCAGCCGGTCATATTGCTCGACAAATTCGTAGAAGACCAAGCCGGGTTTACCGCGCAGACCGCTACACCACTCTATGACCTGCGATATCCGTTCGGCGTCCAATGACTTAACCCCCAGTAATTCGTCGTACATGAAACCACTGGCGATTTGACGCAACTTGCCGGATTGAACGGCTGCGTTGACGGCTTCGATATCTTCCGCGACCATCTCTTCCTTCATATCGTTGTAAATTTCACGGGTGCCGATAGGCATCTGGAACCGGATGATGTGTTCATAAAGCGGCGGCAACTTGTCGGACTTCTTGTCTTCGATGGCGTGAACGAGGCCATTCAGCCGGGTCATGATCCGCTCATCGGCCCCGGCCCGGAGGGTCAGGTTGTAGCCCATGTAATCGGAATTGAAGAACTCTTCGAGGAACGTCTGCTTGTTGGTGCCAAGGGCTATGCCCTTGTCTATGATGCGGCACATGCCGTATAGCTTCTGGAAGTCTTGGCTGACCGGCGTGGCCGTCATGCCGACGCGCCACTTCAACTGGTCTGCCTTGCGCTTGTTCTTGAGGCCAGCCGTCTGCTTGCCAGCGGCCTTCGACAATTCATCGATGATGATGCCGTCCGCTTCATGGTCTTGGTTCAGCAGCCATTCGAGGTTGTTGAGGCTGATCATGATGACGTTGGCGGGGCAGGACAGGAGTGTCTTGGTGCGATTGGTGCTGTCGCCGGTCAACTGCACGACGCTCAACCCGCGCAAGTGATCCCACTTGGCGGCTTCGTTGGGCCACACTAGGGTTTCCAATATCTTGGCCGGTGCGGCGACGATGACCTTACGGAGTTGTTCGCTCTTGATTAACTCGAAGATGGCGGTGAGGCATATGACCGTCTTGCCGTCGCCCGTTGGCGCGACAAGGATCGTCTCATCGGTTTCGTACAGGCGCGTAATCGCGGCCTGTTGTTTTTCATTTAAGGATGTCTCTGATAACTGCATCGACTTTTCTCCTACTATCTACGATTTTGATTTCGATACCCACATCCTTGAATTTCTGCACCTGCCGCCCCTGCAAGGCCGACAGCTTGCCCTTGAGGCTGGGGGTCTTGATCTCCACCAGCTTGATCTTGCCCTTCGCGGCGATCATGACATCGGGGCAACCTCTGCGCCCCTCGAACTTGATCTTGCGCCACAGGATGTCGTGCTTGGCCGCTTCGCGCTTGAAGTAATTCTGTAAGATGCGTTCACTCATCGCTCGTTACCCCAGTATTTATCTTCACCAGTTTTACGGGCGGCGGCGGCTTCTTTAAGGGTGGCGTGGGTGCCAAGATAAATCTGTTTTTTATTAACATTTATTGCGGCTCTCCAACCCCCACGTCGGGCAGAAACTCCTCGTACACCACTTGTGTTGTCTGAGCGTCTTCTGGTGTTCCGGGTTTGCACCGTGCGCGAAGACCAACGACAATTTTCTGGTGAGTAGCCCTTTTTATTATCTATACGATCTAACGTCAGCCCTTCCGGCTTCACTCCCATGTCAGCTAGGAAATTATCAAATAAAAACCAGCGTTTACATATTGGAAGACCTCGCCAATACTTGGTAGTTGGGTCATTTTTTCTACGACGACAACGTGAATGCATATTATCCCAAGTAGAATAGGTTTTACTGACCCCACCTTTCCATGTGTGTCCATGTCGAGGTTTGCTACCCATAATTATTTCCCGTATCTAACTCCATGTTGGACGCCACTTGTGGCTATAGGTAATCCATTACCCCACCACGGTGTCTCTAACATGATCTCATTCAGTATATGACCATGTTCTACGGGGCCTTGTCCAATAATTTCGTCATGAACACTTCCTATAACAAATAAATTTTTATCATCGGCCTCAAGGAGAGCCTCTCGCAACAGGTCAGCGGCGACGGCCTGAACGGTATTTTGAAACAGCAGCGCCCCTCTGGCGTGATTACGCAGCGGCGGCTCACCAGCGGCTGGAGGGAAGTGTGTCTGGAATGTTGCTCCGACACGCTCCTCGTCCCAAGGGGTACAATACGTTTCCCATTTCGGAAACGGGTACGCCAGCAGCCGCTCTGAAGGCAACCGGCACCACAGGAAGCGTTCACCGTCCGACTGGTAGACCACCCGCCCGACCTCGAATGCCTCTCCCGGCACCTGCACGGCGTTGTTGATGGCCTCCTGGTAGTCGTTCCAGATGTCCCCCGCCCACGGGTTGGCCCTACGCCACTTACGGACGATATCTTCAGCGTCCTCATCATCGAATGTGACGCCGTAATTTTTCGCCATGCCGATGAGAGCGTCCTTACCTCCGCCGAATTGCAGCGACAGTTCAGCGATCTTACCTGATTGGCGGAAGTCCTTGTCGATGTCCTTTTCCGCCCTGTCGAACATATCGGCGGCGGTGACGACGTATACGTCTCGCTTATCCCGGTAGAGGTCCAACTTGGCCTCTCCTGCTTCGCTGACGGCCAGCCACGGCCCGACACGGCCTTCGATGGCTGACCAGTCCACATAGTACAACCCGTCTTCATGCTTGATCATGGCCCGGAGCAGTCTCGCCATTGTTTCCGCTGGCGTGTCCAGTTTGCGCTGCTTGATCATCTTCTGGATGAGGCACTGGGCTTCTTTTTGAGGGTATGTATCACGGCGCATATTGTGGGGTTGTAGCCCTTTGCCGCTGAACCGCCCGGTACGGCCAGCCCCGTTCCAGAGGAAGGCGTTATGGACCCGCCCGTCAATGTGTTGATGGTACGCTACGGAATATTTTTTAAGAACGGCTGAACCGGCGTTGTCGATGTATTCGAGGAGTTCCCGTGCATCCGGGTCCAGATCGTCGCAATTCATAAGATAATGGCGGTGATCACTGTCGAGGGACGTTTTCTCTTCCCCCTTTTTATAGACCTTCAGTAGCTTCAGTTGCGCTGAAGTCAGCTTCGGAAACAGCCATTTATCCCGTGCCTTGCTCTGACTGTGCTTGGTCATCTTACCATTGGTCAGGCGGCAGATGTGTTCATTGGCGTCGTCACCTATTTCCTTGGCGTATCCCAACGCCGCGTCGCAGAACGGCACGTCGATGGGTATGCCACGCTCGTTGATGCGGCAATTCAGGTGATATTCCTCCCACTCTTCCGGGGTCAATTCACGACAACAGTAGGTAAGCGCCCTCATGACCTCGACATCGAGAATGTTGTAGTCGCGCATCAACTCCCTGTCGGCGGCGTATTCATCATCGAAGATGTCGGTGTAGCCGGGAGCGCAATACTCCTTGATTAGGCGTGTACCGGCCCCATGCTTCTTGTATGGCACTCCAGCCTCCTGTGAGGCGGCGTCGAGGCCACCGGCAAACCCCGACGCGAGGGCGATAGCCATCGAACAGCGCCACTGGGTTAGTTTCGGCGGCTTGAAGTCATAATCGTTGCAAATGACCCACTCGAACAGGTTACGCTCGAATTCGGCGTTATGTGCTGTGATGGGTTCGCCGCTGGAAAAATATTCTATAATTTTTTTCGGGAAGGGATCGCAAGACCACCAGAACTCGACTTCTCTATCATCGAACGCCCATGCCATGCATATAACATTGGTGGATGGGTGCTGGGCGTATCGCGCCAGCCCGTGCTTGATGAGGTCTTCTTCACTACGGGTTTCGAGATCAATATAAAGCATGAGGGCGCATTTCTTTTTCAAGTATTTTTGACATTTTGGGGTGCTTGAGTTTACGAATACCCTTTCGGATTATTTGTCGGGCGCGTTCTTGACTTACGCCACCGATGAGATCACCGACTTCTTTGAGGGTGTGTGTTCCTTCATCAAACAATCCATAATATTTGACGATGGCGGTTTTTTCACGGGTGGTGAGGGTATCTAAAGCTGTTGTTAATGTACGGGATAAGTCGTCTGCTATAAGCAATCGATCAGGAGAAGAATATTCGGCGGTGAGCGTGAGTAGTTCTTCTTCATCCACCGTTCTGACAAAACTATTTTTCTTGACGCCTTTCATTTGACGTTCGGTGAATAGTGTTTCCGGTAGCACCCCTAAAATTTCACATAAATCACACACAAGCGGGTTCCATTCGCCGCTCATTAACACAGCGGGAATTTTCATACCAACAAGACTATATAAACGCCCTCTAATATATGTGTCGTTTTTTCCATTGCGGTTTGTCATTTCTGTCGCGATTTCAGATATGTTTTTATACCCCGCATCACGTATTGCACTAAGAATACGTTCGTTTCGTATTTTTACGGTCACTTCATAATCGTAAGACATATTCTTTTCACCCAAAAAAGAGCGGGGTGTCCCTGTTAGAAAAACACCGGGGGTTCGCGCACCCGCCCCCGGCATCGGGTGGATGGCCTAGAAAGGAGGTTAGGCTGCGCTTCTACGTTTGCGGCGTTGGCGCTTGGGCGCTTCTTCGTCTGCCGCTCCCGTGTCTTCTTCTTCGAGTTTGTCTTCGTCGGACGACTTGTCCTCGACCTTGGCGGTGGCGTCAGGGGCGTCGTTGCCCTCTTGGTCACGCCAGCCGACGATGTCCAACAACGGCGGGTATATCATCTCGCCGTCCTTGTATGAATTCTCGTAGGGCGTGTCGTGTTTTAGCGTGACGACAGGGTAGAGGAACACGGCTTCCGTCGCCGCCCGTGCCATTGTCTCTTCCAGCACGGAGTCGATAGCGCGGCGGCACCCGTCAGTGGAGTGTTCCCATGACATTTGGATACTGTCGCCACTGGTAAGATCACCGTAGACGCACTGAAAGCCCCGCGCCTCGTTGGCGGTTTGGATTTTACCTTTGCGGTCTTCGCGAGGTTCGATCTTTTCAGGCAGCGGCTCCGTGAAGTTCGCCGTCCGTTTGGTGACTTCGCGGTCAACCCACAGGTGCCAGCCGTGGATGAAGCTATTGGTGATGATGGTGACTTCTTCACCGGAGATGTCTTCGTTCTCCTTGCCGTAGGTCCAGTCACCGGAGTAGCTGTCGTACCGGATGTGCTGGAGGTTGCCGGTGGTGGTGGTGTGAATTTGGACTTTGTCCTTCAGGGCGTCCTGAAGAGAGCCGCCCAGACCTTGAACTGTTGGAAAATTAGCCATTGTCTTTCTTTCCTTCTTTCTTTGTTTTGGATTTCGGGTTTCCGACTAATTTCTTCAGGTTGTCAGGCACCCCGTTGACTTCGACGGCATCTCTGTCGTCATGTTCCGGGGCCAACGTGGTCCCGGCGGATTTAACCTCGATCAATTTATCAAGGTCAAAATCGATATCGTTCTTCTTGAACGCCGTAATGGTTTGCACGGCGGTCAGTAATTTAGTTCTGGTGAAGATGCTTCTCCTGATCTTGGCTTCGATGAGTGTTTGCTCTGCTTCTTTTTCATCGATCCATTTACGGGTAGGCTTTTTCTCCACGATCTTCCAACCCTTAATGCTGACACCACGGGTCAGTTGCGTGAACAGTTCCTGTTTCATGGAGTTGACCCAATCCTCTACTTCTCCAAGGATGTCAGCCCCCTCTTGTAATTCTTTCTTGATCCGTGCGCCCAGTTTTTTTGCACCGATGACATCGGCCCGTTTGACAGGGCAGTAGGGAGCGGCAGGACACCATTTACAATGATCCCCGGAATGGAGTTCATCGCTGTCCATTGCAATTACAAAATTATTTTTGAAATCTTTCAACCACTTAAGGTCAGTATGCCATGTGAACACGCCGCCCTTCAGTTGTGGTTGGATAATAACAAAGACGATGTCCTTGACCTGTTCCCAGAGGTCCTTTGTTTTTTTGTCGGCGCGGCTGCTAACGGCGTAAAGGGCGTGTTGTGCGCTCTCTTCTACGTCTACCTTCCCCCGTCCAAATTTATAATCGAGGATCATCAAGGTGTGTCTGTCTTCCGACAACCCCAACAGATCAACATACCCACCTGCTTCATCTTCAATAAGCTGGACGAAGGGTTCGATCTCCAGTTCGTCAATGTCCAGTTCTTCAAGAACAGTATTGGTGGCTTGGTAGGCGATTTCTGAAAGGGTCAGATCGTCTTCGGTGAACTCTCTTGTCGTCTCTTTCTCTTTATATACGAGGCCAAGGCATTGCTTCGGCTCGACGCCGTCACGCTGGCAACGCTCCATGACTTCATGGTGCATGGACCCCGTGATGGCGGCATCGCCGGGGGGACTTTTGGGGATATCTTTTGAGGCTTTGATCCAGCCCGCACAGGCCAGAGTTCGGGCGGCGGTAGAACCGCCATATTTCAGATGCTTCATTGTTTCCTACTTTCCTACTCAAGGTTCATCTTCATCTGTCCTCTTAGTTCTAAGACATAACGGTGGACCTTGTCAAGCGTAGTTGTGGTGATAGATTTGGTTGGGTTACGCATTAGGTCCATGAAGGAACGGTTACCTGCAATCGCCAAGCCTACGTCTGTCTTGTTTAATTTGAATTCCTTGATGACCGCTTCGAGGGCTTCGAGGGCTTGTTCTTTTGACTGCTGCATGGGGGCCTCTAAATTGCGTGTTGACTGCTTATAGTATTAAGTCTAAGAATAGTCAAATGGAAAACACTCAACGATTCGATACTGCAATTCAATCCATCACACAAGAGCGCGGCGAGGATTATGGACCCCCCGCCGACAGTTTCCGTGAAATCATGATCATGCAGAGTATGGTGTCGGGGTGTAAAGACCCCGCCGTCCGTCACGCGCTTAACATGATCTGCGTCAAGATGGTGCGGCTGGCCCGAACCCCTGACCACATTGACAGCGTCATCGACATCGCCGGGTACGCCCGGACCATTGCGATAATATTGGATGATGATGATCATGGCTGACCTTAAAGAAGAACTCTCCCTTCTCGCCGCCACCATGAAGGAGCGGGATCGTTACCGGGACGCTCTCATTGAAATACGTGATGTTGCACGTATTTCTGAAGGTGTTGAATGGTACGTCATGATAGCGGAGAAGGCGCTTGGTGAAACAAACTAAATATGTCACCAAGGAATATCATGAGGGGGCCACGGCTTATGAACGAGGTGAGGCCCTGACCAGCAACCCACATTTGTCGGCCAGTGAAGAGAATAGGGGTAAACTCTGGTACTGGATGTTTGGTTGGCAAGACGCTCTCGCTGATGATGTGCGGAACATCAAGGAAACGATTATCACTGCCGCAATGACCAACACAAGTGGAAGGACACACTGACTGATGAAACACGTACATGCGCTCTTTGGTGAATTCCGGGATGCGTACACAATCTTGAAACAACCAGCGGGGATGGTGACATCATCCACCACTCTCGACGCTAATGACACTGCCTTGGTTTTGACCGAAGAGAACGGGCTTCAATTGTTTCTTCCAGCCAACGGAGAACTAAGTGACCGCGCCTTGGCGCTGGTTGAAATCTACAATGCTCTGTGCAATGACAAGGGTGGTGAGGACCCATCATATAAAGGCTTCACTCAACCGTTCATCGACAAGATGAAGAGCCGGGTTAGTGGCTGATCACACACCGAAGATTTACCCGTTATGTCTTAAACCTTATATGGTGTTTCAGGCATCAGATGATCTCGATATTACATGTCACACCAAACTTAGCGGCCCGAATGGCCGGTTCGTGGACTTCAGTATTGACCGGGAAATGGCTTATATGGTGGTCACTGAACTAATTTATCATCTACGCAGACAAGAGGAAGCGATAGCAAATGCCCCCGTCAAAATACCGCCCAAGTAAAGTAGAGGGAGAGACACGACGCTATAA